GATCCAAAGGTGGCCCTACCTTACCCCCCAAGGTAACACCGTTGAGGTCAAGTGTTAACTCTCCCTTGCACTTGGCCTCAACATTAAAGGAGAGAGATGCAAGAAATTAGGTTACGCCAAAGTTGGATAAACAATTTCTTGAGATGCCCTGAGCAAGCTAGACAAGAGCGGCTTGGGCTAGTCACGCAGAAACAAACAAGTGACTTGATCCGAGGTAACGCTGTACATGCCGCAATAGAGCATGCTGGTTTAGTTAGAATGGGGGGATCCGAAGAAGTTGACTACGATGAGCTCATAGATGTTTCAGATACATTCTTAGCGGAGAACGGAAATTCTGTTGATGTCTGGCGACACAGTTACGAGCAAGTGGTCGATATATGTCGTGCCAATGTCACAACTTGGTACAACGAGCTGAACCCCATCTTAGATCCAGTTGGGGTTGAACAGACTTTTGAAAAGTCGATGGGTGTTAGGCATGGGGTTCAGCTCATTCTAACTGGTACTGCCGATTGGAACGATAAAAGCGGCGTGCTTTGGGACTGGAAGAATCCCTCTAGACATTATCCTGCTTGGGAGAAAAAACGTTGGGATATACAATCTCATGCGTATACTTGGGCTTTGGAGAAAGAACAATTTAATTTAGCCGTCTTTGCGAATGGAGATTTGCAGGTCATAGAGATCTACAGGTCAGAGCAGGATAAGGCGGCGTTTATAGAACTTTGCTGGTCCATAGTGCCGACACTATTGACCATTGAGGAGGCAACAACGTGGCCTCAACGATGGGAAGGGTGGCATTGCTCACCTAAATGGTGTCCAGTATGGCAGGCAGGTAAATGCCGAGGAGAACACCTCGGAGAAGACCCCTGGTAAAGGGAGAAAGAAGATAGAGATGACAGAGACATCTAAAATTACTGTTCATTTCGCCCAAAAGGTGAGTGAACAAAGTTATGAGACAGCGGATTATTCCCTCATGATTGAGCGAGTAGTTCCTGTGTCAATGGGTGATGAAGGTATCGCTGCCGAAGCAGCTTCACTTTTTGAATTAGCAAAGAGCGAAGTGTTAAAGCAGGCAGGTCAAGAATTTGACATAAGTGATACTGGCGTGGTGATGCGGAAACTCAAAAGTGCTGTTTCCAAACCTGCAAGTAATGCGCCAAGCGCCCCTGCGAAAGCACCCACCAATAGTAGCCAAAGTGGTCCAACAGCTCAATCCGTAGCTGCACCGCCACAGAAGCCAGCAGGTGGTAAAATGAGCGGCAGGGTTTACAAGCGTCTACCTACATGTGTTGGGAAGAACGCTGAGATAAACCAAGCAGCGTTTAATATCCTGGCTTTCCACCCCAACAAGTGGAATGACTCTACTAGCGGAACTGAAACAACCGTTTATGAAGTCAAGGAAAGAGCAGATGGTTCAACTGATGTGGCTAAGAGTGGGAACAACTTCCCGAACTTCTCCATATCACCTGAAGCCCTTGCTTTCGCTGGCTTTGAGATCCAGAAGAACCACGGCATATGGATACGAGAAGGCGACAGTAATGTACCTCTCACTGTCTGGGATGTCGTTGGGGGACAGACCGAGGATGATGCTATTGAGTGGGATTGGGTAGCTCGTCGAGCAGAGCTCCAAGACTACGCTTACAAGCCTAGGTCATAATGGAGGAGAGCGTAACGGCTCTCACCGAAGAGGAGATTGAGGCCAGATTGACTGGCCTTGATCTTCCAGAAGAGGGAGAGCAATACAAATTCTTTAGACCCACATCAGAAGCAGTGGACAAATGGGTAAACTACGCTCAAGCTTCCCACGATTGCTTCCACATGGGATTGCAAGCGATAGACGAGAAGATGCGAGGAGTGTGGCCAAGCGATGTACTAGTCGTAACTGGCAGAGCGCACTCAGGTAAAAGCGCCGTCTTGTTGTCTAGCATCGCTCGCAACCTACAGGAAGACCCTGACTTCTACGGTGTGATCTACACCCCAGACGAGCCAGAGATCTTGGTTGTGTCAAAGCTATACGCTTTGCTTTACCGCAGAAACCTCGCACAAGTAGAAGAAGCTTTACGGACAGAAGACAGAGATGTGATCTCAGAGATCAAAGAAGCCAGAGATGGCTTCCTAGATCGTGTCAAGATCTTTCCGACGGCGTTAAGCTTCGATGACATGAGCGAAGCCATGCGAGAATGCGAAGACTACTGGCAACACAAGCCACGTTTCGTCATGGTGGATTTCCTGGAACAGCTACCCAAGGCTTCAGGATACGAAGGCGTATCAAATGTGCTTAAGGGCATGAAGGAATGGGCCGAAGCAGAGAACCTACCAGTGGGCTTGATACACCAATCAGGTAAGCAATCCCATAGAGGTTCGAGCAGAGGGATGGACGACGGTAAATTCAACGCCGACGAATATGCTATACTTCAATTAAACGTATTCAGGAAGAGGGACAACCCGAAGCTATCAGACGAAGAACGAAGGATACACAGCGTGAGTGTTTCACTTGACTTATGTAAGAACAAGAGGCCACCGTGTAAGATAACTTCGCCCCCCATAGATTACTTCATGGACCCAGACTGCGGATTCGTTAGAGAATACTACGAATCCGACATCCCAGAGGATGACCGATGGCTAGAGTAGAAACAATAGATCCGTTTGAAGAAGGACACGTTTGTGAAGATAACCCTTTTCAATACTACGAAAACACTAGCGAATTTGAAGAACAGGGAATGCAACTAGCTGTGCATTACCAATGTGGAATATGTGGCACACAACTTCAGGTTGGTCATCATGGCTAGAGTAAAACAACTACTAGAAGACTTCGCTACCCTCCACGAAGGAGGCGCAGTCGCATCAGTCAAAGACAAAGTACACCCCCTGAGCAAAAATGTCACACCAGAAGACTACCTTGAATACGTTGCCGAGCATCTCAATGGGGACACACCAATCGGTGTCTACCCATTATGGCAACGCAACAACGTGTGGATGGTCAACTGGGCCGCAGTCGATCTAGACGAAGGCGACATCAGCGACGTACACGCAGATAACCTAGTTGCGCTACTAGCCAAGATGAATATAACAGCTTGGAAAGAACCTTCAAGGAGCAAAGGCTATCACGTTTGGGTCTACCTCAAAGAAGCGTTATCAGCAACGGTAGCTAGAAACGGAATGATCGGAGCCTGCCGAACAGTAGACGTACCAATCAGAGAAGTCTACCCGAAACAAACAAGCCTAGAAAAAGGCAAGATAGGAAACTGCCTACGACTCCCATACCCAAAGATAAGGACCAAGGGAAAACAAGTCGTAGCAGGATACAACCTGAACGAGTTTGTAGAAGCAGCAATGGAATCCAGGACTCCCCCTTCTGTCTATCGAAAGCTACTGGCGTTACATCGGGCTACAGAACCAGCTCCTTTACGCATAAAGGATAAGGGGACACGCATCGACGGAGAGTTCCAAGGAGTGGCTAAAGAGATATGGGAAGACCCAACAAGCAAGCGAGGGACACCTGTTACTGACCGTTCAGCGACGCTATTGGCGTTTGCTGGTAGCCTTATATGGCAAGAATTTTCAATCCAAGCTACTATAGATTGGGTAAGAAGACTAGACGATAGGGTAGGTAAATACGTGGGACGTGCAGATCGAGAGACACGGATCAGAGAGCTTGTCGAACTAGCAGCATCTAGGGTGCAAGTTCGTGACTAAAACATACAAGTTCTCAATCCCTATAAGACCCAAAAGCAAAGGAAGGCCTAGGGTCACCAGCAAGAATGGTAAACAATGGGCCTACACGCCAAAGGGAACTAGGGACTATGAACAAGCAGTACGTGACTATTACAAAGGTCCAAAATTCGATGGCCCAGTTTCAATGACAATAACTTTGTCGAAGAAACGAGCTATTGTCACAATCACAGAAATGGATTGTGAATCTTCTCCTCTAAGGGGCGACATATCTAATTATGTTAAGGGCATAGAGGATGCATTAAACGGTCTCGCCTATGATGATGACCGTCAAATACACCGCTTAGTAGGAAGGAAAAAATGACAGACAAACCATTCCACCAAGGAACATACGCAGAGCGTTTTGTTTCTATGGGAGACGAAGCAGAATCTCAATTTGAAGCCCACAACATACAGTGGGCTCGTTTTGGTTTTAACAGGCCAGAAGGAATGACCAAATTTCACTACCTCCCCCACGTTATACGCTACACTCCAGATTACGTGCAGGCAGACCCTACACGACTAGTAGAAGTAATGGGTATGGGTAGAACACCTTTGAAAATAAAGATGGAAAAAATTGCAGCTATGCAATGGTGGGACGGACTAGAAGCTCCGCTATACCTATGGGTCTGGTCGTCTACCAGGCAAAATTATGCTGAAGTTAAATTTAGGGAGTTAATGAATATCATTAATAAGAATGATGTTCCGCTAGGTAACTTTCAAGAAGGTAAAAAATACTTCTCTATAAGTTCCAAGCTACTCCCTTGGAATGACGAGTGAAGCAAGCGAGGGAGAAAAATTATTTAATAGGCTAAAGCTCCTCAAGTTCCCCTCCCTAGCTCCTGTGCGTACACGCAAAGGAGCTAATTCTATATCGTCTTACTACTCTACAGAAATAGAAGCGATCCTAAACGCTAAACCTGGCCAAGAGCCAGAAGTCTCGCAAGAGCTAATGGAACGTCAACACGACGAGCTTTACAAAGCTGTCGAAGATATGTTCTCAAGGCTCACAGAAGAAGAACAATGGATATACCACATGCTGGTAGACATAGGATTGTCCATGAGGTTTGTAGCTAGAGTACTAGGCATACCCAAGACAACGTTTGCTCGCAGAAGAGACGCACTCGCAAGCAAGATGCGGCGAATACTGTTAGAACATGAAGTAGTCCGAGATAAACTAGGTTTCTAGAAAGATGCACTCACCAGGACATTCCTCGGCTGCTTCGATTGTAGACTCTACAAGATCGTTAGGCACATCAACAGTTTGATACATTTGATGTGTGGGTTCAACAGGCACATCAGTGCCAGCTTCCCTAACATAAAACAATCCGTCACTGTGGCCAAAAAAAATAGCAGGAACTATTTCCTCACACAGGCCATCACCTGTGCAAAGGTCTTGGTCAATCCAAACCTTCACTCCCATAGTCTCTCGTTTCAATGCAGTCTTGCAGGAAGTAAGAAAAACCTTCGACCCAATTAAGAATACAAGTCAAAGAAATAAGGTTCCCCTTAGCTGACTCTTTCCAATGTTTAACAATGTTTCGTGCTTCTTCATTGTCAAAGACAATGAGCACACCTAGTCGCCCGTCATGCCATTGACCGTGAGTGCCATCCATAATATCTAACTTGGTTAAATTAGATCGTATTTCTTCAGCGACTTCTACCTCTATGTCTAACCCCTCAATAGCCATGAAGTCAGCCCAACGGTCTTCAAACTCATCTGATGGACCGACATAGTATTCCTCATATGACATGAGGGCTACGATTTAAGTCGTTCTTGGGCTAAAGTTTTAACAGCAGATAGCAGCGCTGCTCCACCAGCAGTAGCTGCTGCCGTCAAGGTAGATAGATCAGTTATTACAAATATGGCTAGAAAAGATTGAGCCGCTGTCCATAAGGTGCGTTCAAGCCAGTTAGCTAAACTGAATTTGGCTAACTCTGTCATCGCTGCCTATTTCTTTCGTTTCTTAGTTGGTGCAACACCAGGAACAAACCCTGTCCCCATGCCACCTTTTCTAGCTGCTGCTTTTCTAACGCCAGCATGGAACTTTGTGTTCCATTTGTTGTAGTCATCAAATAGATTGTGATGCCCACCACCTGTCGCCACATTGCGTGAAGGTTTAGGTCGTGGCTTAGGAGTTCCTGTTCTAGGATCTACGTTGCCCCTTGATGGGTAGTTTTTCCGAGCCGCTACTGTGCCACCTCTCATAGTAGGCCTATCAGTTCTAGGGTCTGCCTTGCCTCTTTTCGGGCCTTTCGCCTTATGCTCTATGCGACCCTTAGAAGCCCCTTTAGAGACTTTAGGTTTTCTAGCGGTGTGCTCTATACGAGGCTTGGATTTAGTCGGACCCTTTTTAGGAGTTTTACCCCTCTTGGCTACTGTTCCACCCTTCATGCCTGGCCTAGCTGTCCGTGGATCTGCCTTACCTCTTTTTGGCCCCTTTGCCTTATGCTCTACACGACCCTTAGAAGCTCCTTTAGAGACTTTAGGTTTTCTGGCTTTATGTTCTACACGAGGTTTAGCTGGACCTTTTTTAGGAGTAGTGCCTCTCTTGGCTACTGTACCACCTCGCATCGTTGGTCTATCTGTAGCTGGATTAGCTGTGCCTCGTTTCTTAGCTGCTGCGCCACCTCTTTTTTTAGCCGCAGTCTTTCCTGCATAGGGTACTGGTTTTTTAGGCTTCCCACCAGGTTTCCTTGGCCCTATAGGTTTAGCTTTAGACTTTGAACCAGGTTTCCTTGGCCCTATAGGTTGAGCTTTAGGCTTAGGCTTAGACGGCCTTCCTGTCCTAGGGTCCACGTTACCTCGCCCACGGTAGCTTGGGGATTTTTTCTTTGGCATGATTCTTTACTTTCCGAATGGCCGACCATTACTGGTGGCATTCCCTAATCCAGTAGACCGTAAGTACGCTGCATTCGCTTTAGCAGCTTCACTTACGTCTGCTTTGTTCATAATTGACGTAGAATCATAGGGTTGTTCGTTCTGGGAACCAAACGTATCCTCGAAACTTCCGTAACCTTTTCCTTCTGGCATAATAGCCTCCTATTTAATGTAAAGTCTGTCCCACTACGAGAACAACACTTTCCAAGTGTTGCGGCCAATGACTCCATCGACTGACAACACGTCTTTATATTTCCGTTGGAAATTCAATACCGCTATACGTGTACGACCTCCAAACACGCCATCTACAGGGCCAGGGTCTATCCCTATTGCCTTCAGACGCTCCTGAGCGACCCTCACAGCCTCTCCACGGCTTCTACGCCGCCTAGACAGTGGCTTCCTAGCCACAATAGCTCCAAGACGCTCTATTTGGGCTTTAATACCATCCCACTCTTGAGGTTCAGGCATACGAGTAATCCCCATACCGCTCTGCAACCAATTATACAACCAAGTCCCTGGACAAGACGTAGATGCAAGATCACGATGGCCCTTAACCCACAACTTCTGACCGTAACGCTCCTGAATATCGCCAATAAGCCAACGAATAGACTCCAACGACTTCTCAGGAACAACCTTATCGCCATCCCCTGTATAACAAATAGATTCAGTCCTACTATTATATGGTCGTGTCGCAGCCGAAATAACGCCAGCGCCACGCCCCTCATAAATAACACCCTCTTCATCAACCAACCAGTTATACGCAATAGCGTTCCAACCATTAGCATCCATATGATGACGCTCAAACGCTTTAACAGCAGCCACACCCTTCGGGCCATTCTTCACACCAGAATGATGCAAAGCAATACCTTGCACACGCCGCTTATTTAACCAGCTAAAAGGTTTTCGTGGCCCTCTTGAACCCCAACCTTTTCTACTAATAATTGTTTTACTCATCTGACCCTCATTTCAATATCTATATTGTCTCTCCAAGTTTGTTCAAATTCTTTTTGGCGACGTATAAACTCACTATATTTCATCCTAGGAGTATTAACCCTAATGCCAGTACCCAGCATAGTATTCATCCACGTAGTAAAGGCGGCTTCTTCCTTAGATCTTTCGTTAGGTAACAACCTTCGCATTCTCCCTATCAACGGTGACCACTGGTCAAAGCTATAAATATCGTTATCTCTCATAACCAAACGACCATTTTTCGCTCGTTTGGCTAAACCTGTCGTAATCAAAGCTTGGCTAACTCCAGGAATTTGCGCCCAGAAAGGAGCTTGTTGGTATCTTCCGCTAAAGGGGATACCTTGAAACATTTGCTTACCCATCATGAGCTCTATTGGGAGCTTTACAGGAGGTAAGGCAGATTCCATCCCAAGCCTAAACACTCCCTCGCCCAAACCTTTAAGATCTATACCGCTTTCCATTTCTTTCGTAATTTTATTCAAATCACGGAAAGGAAGATCAGGCATCACATAAACTCGATTACCGCCTCTAGTGAAAGGTAACCTTATTCCCATGTTCTCACCAAACCAATGTGGGACCATCCCCTCTTGGTCTGAATACAATTCCAGCTCACCCTTAACCTGCTGCAACCTTCCCCAAGCTTTAGGATTCTTACCTATAGACTCCACAAGCACAGGAAGGATATTTCTCTGCCAGACATAGAAAGGGATAACTTTCTTTATTCGACGTTCACCCATGCTTAAATCGCCGTAATCAAAATGAAACTTCCTAACGGAGTTCCATGCGTCCTCAACGGTAGCGCCTGTCATCATATTATGGTGCGCTAAAGCACCACGAAGCATAAACTCTGAATCAGCGTTTCTAGCACGAACCCAGTTCATAGGCTTCCAATCGACGTGCCAAGGTTTCAAAGATCCTTGTTTCCAAGCGCCACCTCTTACCCCAGCAAACGCTGTAGGTAATTCCATCGTCACCTGACCTTGACCAGCCATCCCAGTTTCAAACCAATTCTTGAAAGTCCGCAACTCGTCGATACTTACAGTCCGCATACCTGTACCGCCAGAAATTAACCTGCCATACAAGCCGCCCAAATCAACATGCTTTCCTTTGGCAATCAACCGCTCCAAACCTACAAGAGCATTACCGTCTCCTTCTTGCACCGCAAGTTGCCTAATTTGTCGAACACGTGCATGAGTGTGCATAGGGACATCGTTCAACTGATTATTTATCCACATTCCACCCATCTGGTTTCGCATAAAGAAACCAGGGCTAGTAACAGCCTGAGCCTTCCACCAATTAAGAAACTTATCGTAGCGCTTCCAAAATTCACCTAGCTGCTGCGGATCCTGCATCTTCCCAAGGGTGGCCATCCCATTCAATAACAATTCCATCTCATCATCAGTAAATTCACCAACAACGCTCCTGCCAGCAAAAGCCCTCTCAGCTCGCCCATAGGTTTGCTTACCACCTGGCCCTATTGTGCGTGGAACCATCGTCCCATTCTTAAACTGCATAGAAGTATGCTTCAACATGTACTCGTTCAAAGCGCCGCCATACGCATCAAAAAGCTGGTGCTGGCCCCTAGCGGTACGAATCATACTTATCGCTTTGCGTTGAGCGTCCCCAGCAGCAAATTTAGCACCAACAGGTATCTCTCCCTGACGGCCCACATCCGCATATTGTAAATCTACACGACCTAAATTAGCTAACCTATCTGAAAGAGTCCCTGCGACCTGCCCCCTTGGAATTATCTCCAACTGGACCCGATCCAACATAACCTGTCTAGCATCATTCAAAGATTCTATCCTTGCCGTGAGCTCCTCAACAGTTATTTGCCGCTTTTGATACAAGTCATTCCAATACGCAGCTTTCTGCTCCCACTCTGTTTGTATATCGATAAGAGCAGCTTTATTAGCTTCGTTAACATCCTCCAAATACCGCAGCTCAGACTCTAACGTATCTCTCAAAGCTTGCGACTTAGGATCAAGGTTGTTAATACCAGAGCTACTCGATATTAACTGATCTACTTCGTCGATCTGATTTTGGATAACGTTGATTCCAGCTATCTCGTCAATCTTAACAACACCTTCATCAACAGATTTAATTAAATTAAGCACACCAGAATAGATACGCTGCTCACCCAACTGAGAAGATAACTTCTTAGCAGAAGCCACACGGTCAAGCCACTGTTCAACACGTTTAGCATCTGCAAGTATGTTGGCCTTAACGACAGGATCCTTAGCGTTCTTAGCGGCAGTAGTCATACGTTTCACAAAGTTACGCAACTCCCTTTCAACAGGTGTCGTAAACGTTTTGGAAGAAAGTTTACGACCATTCCTTGTTATCTTATACGTCGTATCCTTTGTAACAATTTCGCCCAACTCATCATAATGGTGGAGAAAGCTTACACCAGGATCGTTTTTCAAAATGTTATCCATATAGTTCAAGTTCAATTCTTGAACCCCAAGAGTCCCTGATTCAATAGCTTCGTCCAACTCATCAAGTAAGTTCTTAAATTGTTGCTTTGTTGCAGGGCTAGCGCCAGACATAGCGTCTAACGTTTGCTGAATGCTAACCCTCATCTGAGTAATGTCATTAATTGTTTCAGCCATATCGTTAACGACTAGAACAGCTTGTTCAGCGTCGTCTAAATAGCCAGCATGGTCTACGAGGGCTTTATTGAATATCTTTGATCCCCTACTTGGATTGTTCGTAGGTGGTCGAAGCAACTCAAAAACGTCAACGCTGATACCTTCGGGCAAATTCTTAATGTTCGGGTCATTGATAGCAGCTATGATATTTTTAATTTCCCCAATTTGACGAGTAGCTTCAGTTACCTCTTCGTTTGCTCGGTCAAATTTTCGTGCGCTTGCGACATCAATGCCTTCACCGCCAGTAGCTTCTTCATACGCAGTTTTGCGTTTAGCAGCTTGATCTAGTAAAGGTTCTTCACGAGCCAACCTAGCATCAGCGTCATCTAAACCCTTACCAATGTCATTAAGGAAACCATTTAATTGAGAACTAATCCTTCTACTTTCTTGGCCCCACCACATTGTTGCTCCGTCAAGATCCTGGACCCTGATTGTTATACCAGCGTTATCCAAAGCCGACATATACATATTTTCACGCAGCCTATGGGAAGCTTGATTAACATAACGTTCCATAGCCTGATCGAAGTCTTCAGTGTATATTTTCTTGTAGTCTGCCCCTAGTTCTTCTGCGCCTATTTTTTCCATTTGGCTTCTAACGCCGCCAGCTCTTTCGACATCATCCAGTTGCCTTCCAAGGTAGCTGTTAGACACTTTAGAACCATTCGCATATTCAAACGAAACACCAGTTGGGCTAAGTAACAAATCGTCAAATAACGCATCAAGCTGCTCAGGAGTGTACATGCCAACTTTGAAAGTGCCTTTCTTTGCCCCATCAAGCTTTTGAGCAACAGCAGCCTTATGAACCATTTCATCAGTAATCATGTCAGCGTTCTTAGGTCCAATACCCATTCGACCTGCAACATCTGACTTGTCTGCTCGAAAGTTGTTCCTCATGGTTTTAGGAGTAATGTACTGGCGTGATCTTAAAAAAGCGTTACCTACCAGACCAGAAGCATTTGACTTCCCAATAGCAGTATTGATAGTTACCCTGCTACCAGTATCTGCCCGAACGCCTTTAACTACCCCTTCAGCTTCCACCTCATCAAGGAAACGAGGAACATAAAACTCGTCCCTAAAGTCCATGAGATCAACACGAACACCAAATGGCTCCAGCTCTCTTTGGAGGCGTTGCCCAGCGTTTTCCCAGAACTTTTGAGCCCTAGCGTGCAACGCCATAACTTCATCAGATTCAGTTAAACCAATATCTGCCAAACGAGGATTAAAAAAAGAATTACCAGCGTCATCTACAAGCTGCCAAGGTTCCTCAGCAGCACGCCACATCAAATCATCGTAATTAACACCAAGACCATCAGCCATAGTATGAACATCTCTAAGTTCTTCAAGAGTAGAATGCTGCCAAGTACCAACACGAACATTAGCCGTATCAGCAGCACCTTTAGCCACACGCAAATAATCATACATGTTCAAAGCATTCTGATCGCCCTGAGCCATCCCCTTACCAATTTTACGAATAGCTCTGTTATACTCACCCTGAGTCCCAAACAAATTACCCATCGAACGACCAAACTTCGTACTGGCAGAAGCCGCAAACGCAGTCCCAGCAAGACCTGCTGAAAGTTTAAGAAATGCCTGATTGCCAGGAATAGGTATCCTAACCATCTCAACAGGCATTCTCATCGCTTGTCTAGCAGGATCAGTAAAAGCAGTCCTAGGAGCCAACTTATTCTTACGTATCGTATTCATCTTCTGCACCAGCTTTTCCCGATTCGCAGGCTTAGAAAAATCATAAGACTTTTTACCTTGCTTGGCCCAAGGATTATTTGCGCCTTTCAAAAGATCAGGAAGATTCGCTTCAGGCAACTGACGCACACGCCTAGCATCAAGAGCGGCCCCAGCTTTCTTAGAGATAGCCCTTAAAGGCTTTTCAATAATGTTACGACCAATACGACCAGTTCCAGGCACTGTCATACGTAAACCAACACCCATACCTATATGACTAAGAGCTTCATCTCCAGCAGAAAGAACAGAGCGCTTTGAAGTAACATTACCAGCAGCTTTCAACAACATCTCAGCCTCATCAAGCTTACCAGCAGCCCTATACGTCTTAGACGCAGAAGACAACGCATCAGCAACCTTATTAGGATTAGCGAACCTAGCAGACAAAGTACCAGCAGCCAAATACGTCAATGGATCAAGAGCTATATCAAGGCCAAGACCAACCACAAAGTCCAAAGGACCAGGAAGGTCAACACCCCAATCACGTAGCACTTCACCCATCATCATATTGTCACCAGTTTGCTTCCACCAATCAGAAGCACTAAACCCTTCACCCCGAAACAAATCGCCTGTTTCTTTGATAGTGGAAACAATGGCAGCACGTGGAGTGTCAATAACGCCAATTACGTCACCCAAGAAACCTAAGAATCCACCGCCGCCCTTCTCAGGAGGAGGTGGAGTATACACATACGGCTCAATCGGGCGTGCAACTTTCCATTGGACAGGTTTAATAACAGGAGTAGCAGAAGCAATACCCATATCTGCGAGTATTTCTTCCCTCGTCTTAATCCTATGTTGCTTTGGCTTGTCCTTGCTAGACAACGATTTGAAAGCAGCAGTTCGTGGATCTTCCGACACGTTAACTTTGTGCCTGCGCTTGCATGACGTTCAACAAATCAGAAGCAGATTCCACAGGAACTGTCAAACCTGTTGCTGGGTCTTGATAGTACTGCGGCGCTTGGCCCTGATTAGTCATTGCATGCATCGTCGCCATCATTTGTAGTTGTTCTTGAGTCATGGGAGAACCTGTTTCAGGAGTCGCACCCCACGGAATGGTTGTAGGTTCAGGAAGCCCTGGTTGCATAGCAGCTTGAATAAGTGGATCTAACAGCCCAGTATTACCCATAGCCACCAACTCAGCGTCAGTAGCTTCAGGAGCGTACACACGCCCAGCAGTAATAAAGTAAGCGTTCATCTTCTCTTCAGCTTCACTAGCTCTTGCTAGAGCAGCGTTCGCTTCGGCAGTAGCTTTCTCTTGAGCTATTGCAGCTTCTATCTCGCTTATCCCAAAGGAATCTTTAGCCAACTGGATATTAGCCATCTCTTGCGCCAAAGCCATTTCAGACTGCTGCAAACCTGCACTAATACTTCGAGAAGAAGCAGATTTCCCAAAATTAAGCATCTGATTGCTTATGAACCGCATCGTGTTAAGCATGTCAGCTCCGCTTTGCTGCTGAGAGAACAACATATTGTCTGTCTCGCCAGTAACAGAATCAAACGTAGTGGTATCTGGAGTAATACCCAAACTCGCCAAAGTGTCCATAGCCAAACCGCTACGATCACCGCCCATAGCAAAAGCTTCTTCAAAACGTTCATCCCTTGAAGTCTGCATCGCATCGTACTGCTGCGACATGTCTGCCATGTCTTGCTGGTACTGTGCGTCAGCACCAAGTTGAAGTTCGTTCAAATAAGAAGTTATCGAATTATATCTATCTTGAGCAAAGCCCTCTTGATTAGCGAAATAATCAGCGTACATCGCCGCACGTTGATTCTGTAAGCTAGTTAAAGCAGATTCGCCATACTGGAAAGGATCAGTTTGACTGCCTTCAGTGTAACCTTCAGTGTAAGGAGTCCCACCAGCAGATGGAGCCCCATCAAACATCCCAGCAAAAGCACCAATGCTTTCATAGTACTCAAGATCTTCAGGAGTCATACCAGTAGCTACACCAGCCTCGCTCAAATCAAACGGATCTGTAGCGCTCTTAGTCGTAGCAAGCTCACTAGCCATTGTCCCAGGAGCAACTTTACCACCAGGGTAAAGGGCCATTCCTTCAAACTGCGCTCCTGGATCGTTGTAATATATTTGTCCATAATTTCCAGGATTGACAGCTCCGCCCATCATAGCTTGGTCACGAGCTACTTGCTCCATCGCATTTCGCTGATTCCAAGCGTCTCTAGAAATAGCTCTTTCGTTTGTAGTTCGGTGAGGGGTATATGTAGGAACTTCTCCTCGATCTAATGCCTGCTGGTATATTATTTCGTTAGCAGTTTTTTCCCTAGCTTTTTCTGCTTCGACTTCTCTAGCAGCTTCCCTTTCTTCAGGAGTTAGCTTTCGCTCCTCACGTGCTGAACCGTATCTTCCACCTTTACTCATTAGGCTACACCTCCTGAATTTTTAACCATTGAGGCCACCAAAGACTGGTAATCTTGAGTATTAAGCTGGTTACGCAAATTAGATAAATCACCCAACATAATGTCATCCATCAAGCGAGAACGATCCATCCTCTGGTTATAGTCCTGAAAAGATCTGTCATAATTCCGCAAGTGATCCGTCACAGCCCTATTAGCACCAGCTTGATAGACACCACTGTCTAGCATCCCTTTCCTGTTGTACTGGCCAGGCAGCGCCTTCGCTAAATCTTCAAACCCACGGTTAAAATCAGATTCGGTCCTTGCCCAATTTCTTCTTTCTTGGTTACGGTTATACTCGTTCCAGCCAAGGTTTTTCATCGTGTTCCAACTAGCCTGTTGGAATGTTGGTGCTGTTTGACTAGCAGTACCCCCCATAGCCGCAGAAGCTATATCTTGGTAGTTTATTGCCATAATGTCTCCTATATTAAGCCTCTATTGTCCCAGCGTGCGCCCTACAATGCTCACATTCACACTCTTTCATGTGGTTAAGCAACGCAGCTATACGCACCGCTTGCACAGAAATAAGGAACTCCTGTGGGTAACGTGCTTGTATTTCTTTCAGTATTGTTTCTTGCGGTATTTGTTCTTCCATTACGCTCCTTCAGGTGGATCAGGGAAATCTACAACCATACCCAAAATAGCAGATGCAGGTAGGTCCCTCAACGCCGTTCTATACGCAGCCCATTCAGCTTTCTTAGAATCTGTTAAAGGACTATCCGCTGCTTGAGTCCAGTCAGAAGTTCCAAGCCGTCGATCTCTTTCTCGTCTGAGCATTACCGCCCATTGAGCATCACTCACTGGACCGTCAGTACCATCATCCCACTGTTCGGTCCCAGAATTGTAAACTCCATGTGCTGGTTCTAAACCTATTTGGATCATCATGCTGCCCGATACCATCCGTTCATATAAATGATTGCACTTGTACCCCATCCTGCTGGAACACTTGTACCACCGTTGGCATTCGTCAAAGAAGCGTAAGTGCCACTTGCAACCTCAGT